CTAAAATGTTATAAATTTATGTTTATAATTGCCTAAAAGTAGCTTTTAATGGATGACAATAATAAGGAAATCAAAGTCTTTTGGCTGATTGTTTCGGGTCTATTGCTAGTGTTTTGGTTTATTATTTTTAAGACGATATCATGAATCTAGCTTTGTTTATCGGTTGTCTGCTGCTTATTGCTTTTGATTTATACAGAACTAGGAATAAGGATTTATAGCCCTAGTAGTTCGGCTTCTGTTTCAGTGGGTTCAAAACCCCACTTTTGAATCGCCTCCCTAACTACTTTTTCAGGCACCCTACGAATCGATACAGGTATGATGGAATGGCGGCAGTTGTAACCGCCAGCATAGGAATAGATGGTAGATGAGTTAGTGCCAGGAATCCTACCTGCCCAATCTCCTGCGGTTGATGGCCATTTCTCAATCTCCCTATAATAAAAATATTGATTATGCCTTGCTGAACAGAACGGCCTTGTCGTTTCTATCTCACTACCTGAATAAAAGAACCATTCCGCTTCCAGTTCCTCACTGACCGCACTGGTGTAGTTCCTATCGGCAATGGCAAATGTATCATGTGCTATCTGCCTGTTATACTGTAAAAGCTTTCCATCTACTTGCTCATCTCCGGTGACAATAGTCTGAAGCTGCTTGACCGTTTCAGTAAAGCCCGCATTGGAACTGATGGCTGTTTCAATATTCTCCCTCACCACATCAGCAAACCTTTGGTTACCGATGGCATTGACAAGCAAGTCAACCGCGTTTCGTTGGGTAGTCCTTAGCAGCTGTTGGCTTACAGGTCTTGGGGTGAAACCCTCAAAAGTCTTGGCGAATAAATCATTGCTGACCTTGGCCTGCTCACCCATCTGCCTGGCATAATCACTGACCGCCGTAATGTATTCCGAATCTGATAGAATCTGCTGAACCAATTGCTTCACATCGGAAGCCAAGGCAAGGTTGGTACTATTCAAAACCAAGTTACCTGCGGAGTCAACAGTCAGCTGCCGAAGTATGTCAACTATTTGTGGGAAAAGCTTCTTCTGCGCTATCTCTACCGCAGTCAAATACTCATCGGGAACGGTGGTGAGCCGCCGAGTTTTTTCAGCTATCAGCTCACTAATCGTTGCCATTAGATGCCTGCTACAATGTTGCTAACCAAAGATTGTGCATTGAAAGGAGCAGCGGTAGTAAGCTGGATATTGGCTGCGATGTTCTTGGCGCGCTCAATCAACTGAGCCAATTGGTTTTCAAAGTCCTGCTCGAAGAATGCTGGGTTTTCCATCATCAAGCTATTCACCAAATTAATGGCGGAGTCATGCAGAACCACCTCCCATTTATCCACCAAACCTTTGGAAAGCTTCAGATTAATCTCATCCAAAGTCATGGTAAGTAATCGGTCGGCTTGACTAATCAGGTTGAATATCTGCTGACCCTGCACATCAGGATAGTATAAGGTCTGCAAGTATTTATAAATAATGGACTGAATGACGAAAGGTGGCTGCTTGGCCATGATGGCTTCATTGATTTGAGCCAAGTAATCGCTCTCCAAATAGAAGTCATAGTTCACAGGTCGCTTGATGGTAGGCTGGCGGTAATTGTCACCATATCGCATCAATCCAACCATATCGATGCACCATTGGTACATATCGAACAGCTGCATACAGTTCTGTTTGATTCCAGCGATGAGTGCCTTTTGGTCAGATGCCGCCTCGGTAGCCGTGATGCCTTCACCGCCTTGTACCTTGTTATTGGTTTTCTTGAGGTGTAATATGTCATAGGCTTGGTTCATATTGTGGGCAATCTCCTCACGCAGGAATCGGGGCGTTTCAGTCGATGGGGCAGCATAGAAGATAGCCGAGTCAGGGCTGATGTTATCGCCTTGAGAGGTGCTTGTCTGAGGTTTTATAAGCAATGTTCCATAAGGACTGATCCTGTCCTTTAATCCTGATCCGCTACACTCCGAACAGATGCTCTTGGAGCCATCCATGCGGTAATGGAAGCCACCATCACATGTCAGATTCTCGCCATCTACCCTGATCTGGAACTGGCAAGGGTCTCCAATCATTACACGATATGGATAGGTGCAGGTCGGCTTGATTCCACGAAGCAAGGCCGCATCCAACAGAACCTCATCCAATACATCAGTGGCGTAAAGGAATGGACTTTGCTGCATCATCACCTCATCGATTTGGATGCTGATTCCATCCACGCGCTTGACCGGAAGCATACCAGTGGCATGGTTGAAGTATGGCACCAGTTCAAACTGATAATCCACCTTCTTACCTACTTGGACAGCCTTGTAAATCCACTCATCATCGAAAATCAGATAGACTATTCCATCCATCACCTCCTTGTTATTGTATTCAACCTTGGAGCGTTCATCACTTTCAATGATGGCGAATTCCTCATCAAATGCAAGCACTCTGGTAGTATGGTAAAATTTGGTGTAAGGCTCAACCAATTCATCAGGATTCAAAACTTCCTCGCCTTCGATTTCAACGGTGTCGAGTTCATAAGGCATGACCGCAACCACTCCCATCGCATCCATCAACTTCAATGGAGGCAGGAATGTGAATACGAAATTATCCAAGCTGCCATAGACTGGAAAGTCCTGATCTAGGTACTTGGCTAATGTGGTATCGCTGTTGACATATTGGTCAGCATCGGGCGCATAAGTGATGCTCCAGTTATTCTCATGATAAGCTCGGCCATAGGTATCGACCATGTCCTTGAATACCTGGAGAGTGGTTTGCTTGAAGTTGGCTCGAACATATTCAAACTCCTTGGGAGTCTGGTTGGGAGCATTCTTGGCAAATAGCAGACTTGGGAAAACCCCCTTTTGAGCATGTATCCTGATTTGGTCAAGCCATTTCACGGATAATACATAGCCGGGAAAGAAGTCAGGAACATTCTGCGATATCTCTTCTTCCTGTCGAAAAAGTGATATGCCTTTGGACTTCTGCCCTTTATTACGAATCGATGTTATTTCATCGACCAAATAGGATAACTGCTCAGGGGTTAACATTAGAACTTGGGTTTAGTGGGTGGCTTCGGCCTAGTCCTAGGCTTACTACCTCCGCAAGATGAACATCCTTTCATGATAGTGTAGTTATATAAGAGTTAGTGAGGTCAACCGAAGTACCTGAACCGAGCAGAAGTTTGGCAGATATGGGATAGTCGAATCTGCGCTTTTGGAGTGTTCTCCAATTAGCCAGAACCGACCTATAACCTTTGTAATACCTGCTTTTGAATTCCACATCCTGTTCAAAGTAATAAGAGTAGTGATGATACTTTTGCGGTAAGACCTTGTAGCCATCCTGCCCTTCCATGATTGGCGGTTCGTGGGTTTTAAATTTCTGTCCATGCCACCACCACAATCGTGTACTAATGCCATCGCCCCAAGATCCTTTCCCCACCAACTGCCTTCCATCGCTATCCTTGCAAAGATAATGATAAAATTGAAAGCCTCCAGCAGTATTTGAGCCTATACCAAGCATAGTTTCAGCCTCGGTCAAGTCCGATTCAGTCCACTGCTCATCGGCATCCACCTGCCAAAGCCATCCATCAGGATTGCCTTGAAGCAACTCGATTCCTTTGTTGACCTGGGCATCCTTGCTAGGCCATCCTGTTTGAGATGTGGCAAATAATACTTTTGTCGGATATTTACTTGCCAAATTTTGACAAGTCTCAATTGTTCCATCGGTGGATTGCGATGGAGGTCGGATCGAATTACACCAAGCCGTTGAACCACCATTGCGACTAAATCCCTCCACAATAACCCACTTGTCGAACATGGAAACCATGTTCTCAGCAAATTCCTTATGCAGCAGATGGTGCTTGCCGTTATAGATTATAGTAAAGGCGTACCTCATTTAATGTAATAGATTCGACTGCCAAAGCCCTGCTCGGTTTGGAACACTAGCTCGCAATCGACCGTCTCCAAGCTCTTACAGGTCTGGTAATGCTTGACATGGTTGGTGTCATCCAAGGCCAAATAAAAGCCAGGGTCAACACGCTCCATAAGATATTTAAACTCCTGCAATCCCATGTGACCGGCACTGTCTAGGATTACCAAATCAGGTTTAAAGTCAAGCTTGGCCAAGGCGAAATGAAGCATATCATCAGCACCCTTAAAGCTTATTTCCTGTTTATAAAGTAGCTCTCGATTATGATCGAGGTGATCAATAACAATGTTATCAGGGACATCGA